GTAAATTGTCCTGTGGAAGCGTAACGCTTCATTATGTTGTTTATATCTGCAGAGTCTTTGAACTGCTGCTGTGTGAGAGAGGGTTCTGTGTTGACAGTGTAAACCCGTAGAGAGCCGTCTGTTCGTCGTTCCGATTTTTGCATTAGTTTTTCCTTTTCTGATAGATGCCTCGATAAGGCGTTTTATTTTTTCGTTCAATTGCTTTCTCCGGAGAAAATGTTTTCTCCATAATACTCTTCGCGCCTGATTCAGTCGCTCCCTCAAGATTCTTTAAACCTTCTTTGAATTTATTCCAAAGTAAATTCACACCTTCGGATTGAGGGATACCTTTCCTAGCTACCGCTTCGTCGGTACGAGTCTTCTTCGCCGTCGCTTGAGTTAAACTCGTCTGAGCGCCGAGTAGCTCAAGTTCCTTTTCGTTCTTCTTATTAGCATTCGATTGAGCGCGAACTGCCAAAGCCTGTGGAATAACATCTCCCAAAGCAGAAGCCATGGGAGCCATTTCGTTTTCCACTGAAGCGGGAGAAGAGGACGCGCTCCCCCCAGAGGGGGAAGACGCGCCACTGCCGCCAGTGACTGAAAGGATGGGATTAAGACCAGCAGCCTTAAGGTCTTTCATTTCGCGGCGGTGAGCTGTATTAGACATATATTTCTGAAAGCGCATTTGGGTCTGCATTTGGCGTTTATTAAAGTCCATAGACTCGTGCGCTAAACGCACGTTTGTCGCATTAGACTGCTCAGCGCCAGCCATACCCATGCCGCCGCCAATAAGACCTCCAAGAATAGGGGCTGCCGCATCCCAGAAAGGCATTAGAACCGTCCTAACGAGACAGGGACGCTGTAGCTCATCATAGGTCGTGCGTGCTTATATTGGAAGTATACGTCCAAAAGAAGGTGAGGAGCCGACGGTACTGCCAAAGCGCGGGTGATCGGAGTGTTCTGAACTATAAAGGTTGAGTTAAGAGCAGGCAGAGAGCCAAACTCTTCGGCCATGTGCCACATGTCCAGCGGTGTTGCATAAGTACCACGGAATTGCCCGTGAATTTCACTCGGCTTGTACCTGTACTCGGCGTAGCGTTCTTGGTAACCAAAAACGGTTTCGTCTGCCGCAGTACCCTGTAAATAAATTTCTTTGTTAAGCACCGCTTGTTCACCAAGCTGCTGCAATTTTGGCCAAAAGAAATCATAACGGGTAGAGCGTGACCACATCCGGTTTAAACCTTGCTGATAAGTGATATCCGCTCTTGGGCAAGCTAGTCCGATGACATAACCGTGCTCTACGAAAGATTTCGTGAAGCCGATGTTTGAGCCAACCGATGAAGCTGTTGCGAAAGCGGAGAGTTGACCTTGATAGCTAGACCCGGAAGTTGGCGAGTTTTGCGCCACTGGGTGAGAGTTAATTCGAATTTGCCCGCCGCCTAAATATTCTGGACGTTGAAGTCTAAAGTCAGGGCTAGTCACGTTAAAGTGAGCTTGAAGAATCTCTGTATACCGGGTTCCACCGCGCATATCTAATTCTAAAAGTGACTGTACTTGGATCGCCTGACGTAGCTCGTTAATTGTAGCGGCCGTGGCTGTTGAAAGGTCTGCGAACATATCGTTGGTGCCCGAAGTGGCGCTAATAGTTGCCGTTGCACCGGATGTGTCAATCCGTTGTAAGGTATTGGAAGCGTTAAGCAATGCTATATGGTTGCCAGAAGCGGTATCAACCTTTATAGGAGCCTCAGTACCTAAGGGAAGAGATACGGCAGTACCTTTTTGAAGAGAAGGTAAACAAGAAGTGAAGTAATCATGTCGTTTTCCACGTTTTAAGAGCGCGTAATCCGCGACTTGATCAGGTCCATTATCAAGATTAATAACCGGACTATTCTGCAATAATTCATCTCTAAACCATTCTCGCCAGATTAGGTTATAGCCGCGCAGCGGCAAAGTGTTATCCAACGTGTACCCGGCGGCAACATCGGTGGGTAATCCCATCTTATCATAAATTGTGCCGACCTCGGGACCACCAGCAGGGAAAGCGTCCATGTATGGGACGATATATGATGTCGAATCCGCTGGGTTATCTTGGGCTCCGTTGAATTTTTCCCAGTTCGTCCACAATAGACGGTTTGGTACGTAGAAGAAGAAGAAATCCACGTACAAATTGTCCATAATTGGGACGAGTTGTGTCGCCAACCGGGCGAATGCGTTAACCGTGACGTTACATGTATCGCCCGGAAGAATTTCGTCAACGAAAATGGGGGATAAGTAATCGAAGTCTATCGTGTCTTTCAGCGCGAAGCTTCGATCGAATTGAGACCGGGCCATTTTAACATCAGGAATTTGAGCGAAGCTGTGTTGCGAGTAACGACTGCCAATATTCATTTGTTCTCCTATAGCTTCAGGTAGCCCTGAAGCTCCTTAAATTGTTTAAGTTGAATGTAATGCTTAATTTCATTCGGTGTCATGGGCTTTGTTTGATATTTTTTACGCGAATAGACATTAGCCCAATAAGCGTCTAGTTCCGCTTTATTTTTCTCTTCCGCCGCCATCATTTTGGCGGTTTTAACATTTTTAGTGTATTCCTCCCATTCTTCTGGTTTTTCTTTTTTGAGCCATTTTTCGTAGTACCGAGGAATACCAGATTCGGTACCATCGGACAGTAGCAGTCGTCCAAAGGCAAACACATCTGTGTAAAATCGTTCGAGCCATTTTTTGCCAATCGCATGCTTGCTCGATTTTTTAGATATTGGCTGATACTCATGTTCATTGTCCTTTCCGTGTACTAATTTTTTTGCTGCGTAACGCGCGCAGTATCCAGCAGATTCGAAAGTAACTGAGCCGAACTCAGTAATACCGTGTCCCCAAATATTTTCAAGAGTTGCTGACGAATAGACTCGATCTCCTCGATCGTTAGAGTATTTGTATTCTGCGTCGCGAGGCGACCAATTAAAAATAATAGCGTGCCAGTGTGGTCTTTTTGTTTTCTCACCATATTCTCCTGTTACGAACATACCTATTGGTTCGTTTTGTGTTTTTCTTAGTTTTTTCATGAATTTCTGAAAGTCTGTATAATCCAATTTAGGATTGCAAGGTTCTTTGTAGGTTAGTGTAACGAAACAATTGTTTTCGTACATTTGGGCTTCATGTATGCACCTGATAGCCCATTGTCTGGAATAATCCAGACGACACTCGATACATTTACCGCAGGGAAGTTGAAACGTCGCGTATTCTTTGCTATAGTTTTTTGGAGACCAGCAAATGGTCTTGCCATCGGCAAGGAAGCCGACGGTCCGAGGAGAGGTACATCGCACTGTGCTTCTCCTTTTTTTTAGAGTCTGATGCCACCGCGGAATTTTCGCGGATTTAAATTGTTCATTTTCTGGACCCCAGTTGCCTTTTTGAAGACTTTTCTAGAGTGCCCTTTGGACATTGGTTTTCGTTTCATTACTGCCTCCTTAGGTAGTATCGGTGTCAGTGGGCCTAATTACAACAAGGAGTTGTATTAGGCCCAGTGTGTTATTGCTTTTGCATTAACACCGTCACAGCCTTTGTGACGTGTTGCGGTGTATCGAGTGGAACTAAGATACCGCGTTGGTCGTCGTACTCCCCGACGTAGTAAAGGTCATAGTCTTCTGGATACTTATTGACCATAGACTTGTCATCATTGACCAGAGTTTTGAAATCTCTCTCGGCTTCGCCGTGGGTTTTTTTGAAGAAAGGTGGATGGAAAATCTCACCTTTCTGATCTCTCATTGAATACATTTTTAGAACCATTGGGTTCTCCTTTTTGGTTATGGGCATCGCTGCCCGTGTTTCGGTTCCTTCAACATGAGTTGAAGGCTGAGGTTGTCTAGTAATTTAAGATTATTTAATTTTATTTGTTGATCAGGGGTATTCAGCTACCCCTGAAACCCGTCTAGAAGGGCATGCCCTTGCCGCTGCCGCTAACCCCTTTTAAAGGCTCGTAGCGAAGCTACGCCTTAATCTAACGCGCTTCGCTTGTTGTATCCGGGGCATAATCCCCGGATATGTTTTTAGTTTTGTATAACTATTAGGAAGTGGGTGCTGATTTCGTCGTTTTATCGTCGTTTAATGACGCACTATCTTCCTTTTTGTTGACTAAGCCTAATTTTAGGGCTTCGTCGTAATTTGTTGGATCACCGAGGAACGTAATAAGTTCACCGGGATCATTTCGGAATTTTTTCCGTATATCTGCAGGTAAGTCCATAAAGGTACTTTCTGCTCTGACTACTTGGTTAACCATAGAGTGATAGTCAGTGATTGTTGATAGATCGGAGTATTGGCCGATCTTTTGGGACAAGTGTGTAAATTGTCCTGTGGAAGCGTAACGCTTCATTATGTTGTTTATATCTGCAGAGTCTTTGAACTGCTGCTGTGTGAGAGAGGGTTCTGTGTTGACAGTGTAAACCCGTAGAGAGCCGTCTG